TGTGGCTTCGCGCTGGCACTAATGGCGCTACATATTTCCGATTGGCTCCTTTTGATGTTGGTGGTACGCCATTAACTACTGTCGGTAGTTGCAGCGATCCCGCTGTAACAATAAATAATGCATCCGGTTTTGGGTCGCAATTCTCTAATGTTCCAAGTGATCGATGGGTGCGAGTGTCGGTTGTATTTACTTCTATAAGTTCAACTGTACTACTTGCCGTGTACCCTAATTTAGACACATCGGCCGCAGTCGAGAACTACATTTGGGGCGCACAACTTGAACTAGGTTCTGTTGCATCCTCGACAATTCTTACGGGCGCGAGTACGGTCACCCGCGCCGTCGACACCGCCATCATTGCCGCTGGGACAAACTTCAGCTCGTGGTACACAGGCGGGACAACGGGTACGTTTGTGACCGAGTGGTGTCGTTGCAGTCCAACCACTACCCAACGCACCGTCATTGCAACGAGCGACGTTTCCAACCAACACCTTCACCAGTACATAGCAGCGACCACCTCGCGGCTTCGACTGGCTGACAAGGTTCCCGCGTTTATCGAAACCGCGAACGCGTCTGTAGACAATTCAATCAACAAGGGCGCGTTCTCGTACTCCGGATCGGTGCAAAGCCTGTGCCTCAATGGCGGCACAGTTGTGCCGGGGACGCTAGCGTTTAGTGTTGCTCCGACGTTCCTGAGTATTGGCGGCCCGTCGACAAACGGGACAAGCATCACCGACACGGCGGTTGTTCTCAACAACGCCATTCGCAAGATCAAATACTTCCCAACGCGTCTAAGTGACGGTCAAATCCAAGGGCTAACCGCCTAATGATCGACTTGAAGCCAACCACCGAAATGGCATCCAATGCTGCCCGTGGCCTTGAGCTGCGGGAAAAGCATGGTCGCGGTGGCACAGAAATCGGCGTAGCCCGGGCGCGTGACATCAAGAACCGGGCGAACCTGTCACCCGAAACCGTGCGCCGCATGGTGTCCTACTTCGCTCGGCATGAGGTTGACAAGCAGGGCGAAGGATGGGGCAAGGATTCCGCTGGCTATATCGCTTGGCTCCTGTGGGGCGGCGATGCTGGCAAGGCATGGGCGGAGCGCAAGGACAAGGAACTCGACCGCAAAGAGGAGAAGACCGTGAACGCAAAGACATCTCACACAGTCGCCGAAGACGGCGACAAGGTCATGATTGAGCGCGTCGAACTGTTCATGGCGTTTGACCCAGCCATTGACGACGGCGAGGCTGACCCGGAACTGAAGCGTTTCAACAACAAGCGCCTCAAGGACATCGTTGCTAGTACGCGCAAGCACATGGCTCGCGGTTCGTTCCCTCGCCTCGTCATCATGCACGAGAAGGATGGCAAGGAACCGAAGTCCGCTGTCGGTCGATTCCCCACAATTTCCTACGAAGAACGCGATGGGATTGGGTACATTGTGGGCGACATGGAAGTAAACCGCGATATTTTCGACCGCTTCATTGCTACCAACGCCTTCCCGCGTCGGTCGGCTGAGATCTGGTCAGGCTCAAACCACCTATCCGAAGTGGCGTTGCTCGGGCGTGAAACCCCGCGCCGCCCTCTCCCGGACACCCATTTCACCCGCAAGGGCGAGAAGATCACTTGTTCAAAGTCCAACCATGACCTCGTCGGGGCTGGTGGCGGACTCAATACCTTTGTCCCGACGACTACCAAGGAGGAGGCCAGCATGGCATCCAGCGACGATATGCGCGAGGAGTTGGAGGCCATGAAGTGCGCCATCTCCGAACTCTCGGACATGATGAAGAAGAAGTTCGCAGACGACTCGGACGATAAGGACGAGATGGCTGAGGACGACGATGAGATGAAGGACGAGATGGCCGAGGAAGACGGTCAAGTCCACATCGACATTGAGAGCCATGACGTTGAGGCAGGCGAAGACGAAGACGAGGCGGAGTCGGTGGTCGCTAGCCGATCCACCTACGCGCTTCGCTCCGAGAACGCCCGTCTCAAGTCGCGGTTCGCCCGACTCGAAGCCGAGTTGAAGCGCGAGAAGTTTGAGCGCGAAGTGGAGATCATGGAGCAGGAGGGCTACCGCATCCCAGACTCACAGCGCGCCGCGCTTGTTGGTCAGTTGCAGGCCTCCCGTAACCCAGTCGAGCTCCTTGAGTCATGGCGCGACCTGTTCGCCCGCGACCCAATCGGAACCAAGATTGATATGAGCCGAGCAGCCCTGCCGCGTGGCATGGACATTGGTGACGTTGGCTCACTCGTCAAGCAATTTGCTGGCAAGCCTGAAGAGTTTGCCCGTGCAATCAACTCCCGAATGAAGGGATAAAAGGAAACAACAATGCTTCAATTCTCTCCAAATCTCATTGCTACCGCTGACATCAACCCCTATGCCATCGTCAAGATGTCAACGACCGCGTTCTCAGGTTCTGCCTCCACGGCAGCGGCTGACTACGTTGTCGGCGTTGCTGACGGCTCAACAAGCCGATTCAATACCACCGTTCACGCAGCAGCAAACGACCCAATCAGTCTCCAGCCGTCTAACTGCGTCCAATTGAAGTGCGGCGCATCGGTCGCTATTACTGCGGGTCTTGGCTTGATCGCCGGGACTGCGGGCGTAGCGATTACTGCGGCTGGTACTGGAAATGTTCCTCTGTTCGTGGCTCTTGAAGCCGCAGCCGTGGACACCATCTTCTGGGCGTACCGCCTGCCCTCCGTCAAGCCTCTGTAATTAATCATCGAAAGGAGGTCATCAAATGGCCTATGTAACAGTCGGAGGCGGTCTAAACACTTACGTCCCCTCCACCAACGCGCTCGCAACTGGCGCTCTCCAAGTTGAGTTCACCCGTGCGGTGAATTCGTTTGCCATCACCCGTTACGCTCAAATCGTCGCCTGCAATCAGCAGACGGGGTACTACCTGCGTCTTAATTCGGACGACAACGTGCGCGTGACCGACGTTAACGAATTCGCTTGGCCTCTTGGTAACGACCGCCCGGTCGGCAAGATGAACGAGCATGACTTCGTTACCTTCACGGCTCAACGCTTTGCCTTCCCGTTCTACATTCCGAACGAGACGGTCAAGCAAGCCGCGTGGGACATCGTTGCCCAGCACGCTCGCAGCAAGGCACAGCTCGCTATGACCGCTCGCTCCATGCGAACGGCTACCGCGCTGACCAACACCGCAGCTGTGAACGCGTTTACCACAGCTGGCAACTATCAGGCTTCTGCTAGTGCTTGGAAGGGCGTTTGGACGAGTTCGTCCACTAACGTCATTCAGGCAAGTATCCAAGACGCGCTCCAGCGCATCTCGCTTGCTACTGGTGGCGCGGTTCGTAGTGAAGACATTTGCATGGTCATTAGTCCGACCGTTGCAAATATCATCTCACAGGCGGAAGAAATCCGTAACTATGTGAAGAACTACCCAGCCGCCTTGCCATTCTTGCAAGGCTCTGACATCTTCAGCCGTTACGGCCTCCCGCCAAATCTGTTCGGCGTTTCAGTTGTCGTTGACGACTCGGTCAAGATTACGACCCGCAAGGGCGCAGCCTCGGCGACTCGTTCGTTCGTGTACGGCAACTCGGCAATCTTTGTGAGCCGCCCCGGTGGCTTGATTGGTGTCGAAGGTTCGACCTCGTTCAGCACCTGCCAGATCTTCGCATTCGAAGATATGACGGTTGAGAACTGGGACGATCCGAAGGATCGCCGTATTGAAGGCCGCGTCATTGACAACAGCACCTCAGAACTGGTTGCTCCAGTCTCTGGGTTCCTGTGTGGCACTGTCGTCGCCTGATTATTCAGCCTCTCAGGATGAGGGTGGTGGGGACTTCGGTTCCCACCTCCCTCTCTAGGCGGAACCTATGACCGCATACGCCACCTACGCCGATTTGGAAGCCGCGCTCGACGCTCAGATCATTGCACAACTGTGCAGCGACCTCGGCAGTCCTATGCTCGGCTCCAACCCGGTCACGACGCACGCGCTAGAACGCGCTACAGGGATTGTGCAGGCGTACACGCGTGTAGGCGGCATCTACACCGATTTGGATTTGACGACGCTCTCAGCGGCTCGTGACCCCCTGCTGATGACGCTCGTTGTTGACTTGGCGGTTGAGGCGCTCTTTCAGCGTCGCGCCATGAAGATTACCCCAGCCGTGGAGCAGCGTCTAAAGCAGGCGTACTCCATGCTGGAAGCACTCCGGGACGGGAAGATGATATTTGGGGCGCTCGCCAAGGCAGCAGAAGCGGGCTTGCCAGCGGTGCAGGCTACCCCGGCGATGACGAACGCTTGGTACGACGGCGTTAGCACGAGCGCCTTCTTCCGCCCTCGCCTCCCGAACACGATGCCGGGGCGCTGACGTGGAGCCGTGGCGCAAGAGAATCAGCAAGGCGCTCGCCAACGATGCAATCCGTAGCGGCATTGCGGCGGCTATCTCGTCTTACGCCAAGCAGCACATTGCCAAAAGCCAAGGACGCGGTCCGAACGGGGAGACGGTCGCCCTTGCAGCCCTCAAGCCCATGTCGGGC